TAAACGGCCCAGTCTTGCATCTAACTGTAGATAGCGTTCATGACAGATTGAAACATGCAGTTCCAAATCTTGTTCTTCATTCTTATACAATGTAGGTTTTGATGACATGATTAAACCGCAGTGGCTTTGAGTGTATAAGTAGCAGTTAATGTAGCACCAACACTACCTACTTGGGTGGCTAATCGAACCACACGCCATTGACTACCATTGTATACTGCTAGGCAAGGATTACCTACATCACCATCTGTTAAGAACACCACATCACCTGCTTGATTGCTGGTAGTGCCTAATGTTGTGCCTAGGTCAGCAGTGGCGATTTGATGAAGTCTTAACACATTGCGGATATTTACAATACCTGTTGAAGGTTGTAAGATCAATGTGCTGGTAATGGTCTGTGTTGCTGGTAATAAGGTTGCGTTAATCTGACCACTTCCATTAAGCACTGGCACACCATTAGCCAAATCTTTGCTGGCCACTAGTGCGTTGAATGCCACAATCAAATCATAAATGTCAGCACGTGCTAGACTTGGATCATCAGCCGCTGAATCTACGTTTGTTGTTGATATTACTGTTCCTGTTGGAAATGTCATTTTTCTATCCTTTTAATATTTAGTTGGTCTATTCTACAACCGTTAATCTTCCGCCATACATGACCATTCTTGGCAATGCTGTTATCTTAATATCTACTACACCATCACGTGCATCATTGTCAATACCATATAATGCAAATGTAGGACTAGTAGCTGATTTATTCTTAACCACAGGTATCAATACTTGGCTAGTGGCAGTGTCACTGACATATAAATTTACAGCATAAGCCGTTGGTGCTTTTGGGCTGATAAATATATCTGTGATCTTACTCACAGCACGTGGTAATACTATAGTCCTTTCTGAACTAGAGCCACTTAATGTTGAAGTGCTGACATTATTGATGTCATAGTTAATTTTATCTGTGTTAGTGGTAATCTTAAATTTACGCAATTCACGACCACTGACAAATGCAGTCACATAAGCATAACGCCCATAAAAACTTTCAACATTGTAATTTCCGTCTTTAATAATGTATTCATCTTCTTCACCTGCAAACAATCCTGTGTCACTGATATAGATCTTAAAGTAACATTCACCATCAAATTCTGTTTCGATGTTTAGGGTAAAATAATTAACAGCGCCAACATCAACTACAGGCGCAGTCCATCTAATCTCAGCATAGTTATTTTGGTAACTTTTAAAGTTTTCCCAAGTTCCTGATGTCCAAGTGTTACCACTGGTCACAGCACGAACAATGCTATCCTGTCCTAAGATACCCTGTTGATAGTTAATAAACCCAGTTATTGGAACTAAGGTAAACGAAGTAGTTAAACTAGCAGATGCGTTTTGTGTAGGCATTAATACACCGTAACCCCATCACGGGGTCCTTGTAGTCTAAGGCTAAATGATGATCCATATGCAGTCCTTGCTGGTGGGAATGGTCCAAATGGTGCATCACTAGCTGAATTATTAGTTGAACGTGTGATCTTATCATTATCAGGACGTGTGATAGCTTGGCTTAATTTTCGATTAGTAGCAACGTCAAATGTATTATACACTGTGGTATCACTGATAACCAAATCACGTGGAACATTTCCTGTGGTGAATCCATCTACTTCTTGCACTAATGGTAGTGTATTGTTAATGTCATCTTCTGCTGTCTTAAATGATTTCAATAGTAGTCCATTAGTCTGTTCTGTGCTACTGGTTTCAATAACAAATAAGAACTGTTGCCAAGTAAATTCTTTACCTGATGTAATACCTGCACCTGCACCTAATATTGGATAGATACCTAATAATTTTTGTGGATCAGTGGCATTTGGCCAACTACCACTAGCACCATATAATGTATTTACGGTGTTAAGACTATTAGGTCCAAAATAATCCCAATAGATAGCAGGTCTTAGATTTATTTGATACCAACCTTCACTGTCAAGAGATAAACTACCAGTAGCTACTCGTATGCGTTCCCAAGGACCTACACGTTTTAGATATCCACTAAACGCAGGATTGATAGTCACATCTTCAGGAGTATACCAACGTCTATATACTACGATGCCTGTGGATGTTGCTGGCATTTGGAATCTAAGTCTATAATATTGATTGATGTAATATTGATTATTAAATTTTTCAATCTCACGACCATAATTATTGGTATTCTTAACCACAGTTCTTTTGATCCACGCTTTGGGATTAATCACTGGTGTGGCAGGCCAAGTAGTTCTTAATTCTTCTGTGACTGTTTTAGTGTCTTTAAGAGTAAATCCCATTGAATCATATAGATTGAATGTAGAAATAGAACTTACAAATAAACTAGCACTGACTCTTGATACCAGTGCATAGTCTGCTTCTACGATACCTGATGGGGTATTGTATAATGCAGTTATCACGAGATCAACATAGCCTAATCGATACTTCGCAGGATCAAATTGGAATGATAATGTAGTATCAATCATATCATAGCCATTGAATTTACCTTCTGTAAATGTATTGCCACCTGTTAGTGCGGCCCATTCTTCTTGTGTGATAGCAGTAGGCACGAAACCTGTTTCAAATACACGATACGGTTGTGTTGGTCCTTCAACCACTGGTCTATAATAGATCCTATAACCACGGAACTTGGTGAAAGTTGGTTTATAGAATAAGATCCTTAGTTGTGAATTATCTCTAAGATTTATGGCTTCAATCTTTGGAACCATTTCGCTGATGCTGTTGATCACTACACCTGGATTTTGATCTCTAGTCTTAAATGTAGTGTTCCAATCTGTAGGTAGATTAGCACAGGTAACCACAGCTACTGAATCTGTTGTGGTTCCCCAGATCTTGTAATTAGTGCCACCAAGATATTTTTCAACAGGACCACTACCCGGACCTACTACTTTGGCACCAAGAGTTGAATCCATATAGGTAAGTCTTGCGGCAAATGAATATTGTTGTAGGATATCATTGACGCTGTTTGCAGGAATAGCTGATGTAACTAGAGCGCCAAAAGTATTAGTGAGGTCAAAACTAACGCTACTACCTGGTATGTAATCAGGTTTGAAATCATAATCTTCGTAACTCCAATATGTGGCTGTTTTTTCTTTAAAGAATATTCTAACGCCACGAATGTTTCTATTGATCTGTCTATTAAGGATATTACTGATCTGTTGCATGGTCACAGTGACCTTGCGTGGATTAGTATTTGTTGATTTAGGTTTTATATAGATGCTGTCAATAAAATCACTATAAGTTGGTGGATTTAATTTAGCAGTGCTAACATTCCATCCAATAGTCACTTGATTGGTAGTTAAACCTAAGAAGCCACTAAATGTTGGATCTTGTGCTAGAACATCAGTATAACCAAATTGTCCTTCTAATACAGTAGTTGAAGCAAATCCATCTGTTGAATAACTTCTTAAGTAATATTGATATGTGCCTTTAGGCAGTGGGCCAATACTCACTGTGATGTCATTACCATCACCTGGCCTGTTGTTCATTAGAACTTCTTGGAATGGACTGGTTTCATCAGCACGCCACCATAAGCGTGACATGTGATAAAGCACACCACTTGGCTGTGTAAATGTTATATTAAAATTGTAACTGCCATTACCAAAGTCAGTGACGCTTGATGACTTATACAGTAGATAAGCAGTAAATGATGTTGGTAACTGTGGATTTAATGCCGCATTATTTTCTGTTGAACTGTTGCTACCCCCACCACTACCACCACCTGTAGGACCACTTGGATTAGTAGGACCTGGATGTGTGTTAGTTGGATTAAAGCCTGCTGGATAAAGTGCATTGCTTGGTGGCACTAGACCAATAGCAGGTAATGCCTGTGTATTTGGATAATAGATAGTAGATCCACGTGGCACATAAACTGCTGAAACAATATCTTCTTCACCCACACGCACATATGGATAGATGTCATCTGGATTACGCACACAGCCTAGATCGATTGACATATTGTCATTGAGTTTGAAACTAATTATGCGCCAAGGATCATCACCAAAGTTTAAGATATTGCTCTGTATGCGGATACAATCACCCGGCTCTAGATCTAATGCCTTGCTGGACACTGTGATTGATGCTGTTTCTTGACGGCGTGATTTGTTAAACAATAATCTAGCAAAGTCTTTGGCGATAGCATAATTGGTAATGGTTGGGAATGTGGCTTCTAACTTATTCTCACGTCCACCATCTAGATTGATATAGACCTGACGTTCTTCTTCTGTTTCAGGATAGATAACCTGTTGCACTGAGAACTTTTGATCAGGATCTACATAATTTATAGATACTACATTGTATTTAGAACTACGTTCAATACCTGTATATGTGACATTGCCTATGACATCATTCTTAGTAAACGTGGCAGAAATAACAGCACTACCACTTAGGATATCTGTGTCATTACCAGCATCTTCAATGCGTAATTTGTATTTGCCCTGAACATAAGGCATGTAAGCACGGAAGCCCATCAATAATGTTTTAACATTTGAGAATATAGTTTGACCAGTATCAACTACTGTGTTAGCAGTCATTATAGGTCCTGTGATGCCAGCACCTGTTAGATATGTCACTGTGGTATTACATTTGGCTGCTGCCTTTTTCCAAGTATCCCAATGTATATCATCATTCTTTAGACCTTTACCATAGCGTGGATTGCGTAGGTAATCTAAAAGTATTTCTGCTGGATTTGTTGAATAGCGTGTGATGGCTGTTTCATATGTAAATGATTCTGGATTTGTGATCTCAAGACTAGCTATCCTACGTCCTAAGACTGATGCTTGTATCTCTGGAATACTACCACCAAATGGATTATTGTCTGAATCTGCTTGAGTAGAAAGATCTTTCCATTCATAGCGAACAAATAGTGTGGCAAGTCCATTATAGACCATGTCTGTGGTAAAACTTGGTGCTTCAGCAAAGATACCATTCTTAATTGTGGTGCCTACTGTGCTGTTGATAGGTGTATTGAAATAAGTGCCTGGGAAAAATTGTAGTTGGACACGTCCACCATAACGCACATCATTAGCAGTGTTGACTAATTCACCAGCATTAAGGCTAGCAGTTTGTTCAGCAGGTAATTGCCAATCATCAATGAATACTTCACGCAGTCCTTCTACTGGACCTTCACTTAACACATAGGCCACATATAGAAATTTGTTTTTAGTAGAACCTGTTTCTGCAAAGGTTACAATACCACCTACTTTACGATAACCGTAAATGATAGGTATATTAATATTTGAACCCTCACGTTGGACTAATACGCCTTGTTGTCTTTCTGCTTCGGCAGCGGCACTAGGAACATCGGGTTGACCACCCAACGCGCCCATAAAGGGTTGTGTGACAAAGTTAATGACAGATGAAACAACATTGACAATGGCTTTGACAACGCTTTTAACTACATTAACGACTGCCTTTACGACACTCTTGACGGCCTTGACAACGAAACTCATTCAGTCAACTCCTTAACTGTGAATAATACTGGTTTGAATCCAAAATGTTCATATAGCTTTTGGCTGCGTTCAATATTGATACCAATATCTCCTGCTGTGATCTGTTTAGCACCTACAGTCAATGCCCACTCTTCAAAATGCTTTAATAATAATCTAAAGTTATCCATATTCTTGTGACTGTCTAATAGATAGATAAATCCAATATTGGCTATAATTTTATCTCTATTCCAAGGACAAGTCGTAACATAACCTGCAATAAATCCAACAGGGCGAGTATTATCATA